TACCTACAATGAAGTAAGCGTTCCTCCTCGCATTAACGATATTCGTGAAGTAATTCAGCAACTTGATGATAATATTGGTGCTGTTCTTGGTATTTAATAAATACTTAGAAAAAAGCAATGTATTTTTCTGAGTGGAGAAAACTTCAAAGAGACTGTGGGATGTTTAATATCTCGCAGTCTTTTGTTGCAGAAGGAATTTCAAAGCAGGACTTTGAACAAATTGTTCATAATTTTCTTCCCTTTGTAAAGAAAGAATTGAATATTAAAGATCTTCCGAAGATACATTTTGTTGATGATCCTAAGTTTGCAAAAAGGATTGCAGCATTTGGGCAGATTAAAGATAATCGTATCGTGATTGATATCCAAGGTCGTCACACTATGGATATTCTAAGAACCTTGGCACACGAACTCACTCATTATCGTCAACATAAACGTGGAGTAACTGGAAGCGGTCATGCAGGAGCACCAACAGAAAACGAAGCAAATAAACTTGCAGGAACAATCGTAAGAAAGTTTGGCGAGAAGCATCCTGATATTTTTTCACTTCCATCTGTAAATGAGGCAAAAGCAAAATTAAAGAAAAGAGAAAGAAGAAGGACTGGACTTGAGATGGACTATGAGTATTATCCTTCGGAGATTAGGTGAATGCTAAATATTCCTAGAAGAATATTACGATTTTCTAATGGATAGCAAGAATCTTAAAGGTTTGATGGAAGCATATTCGGAAATCTATGCTCCCCAAGAAGTTGATGAAGCAACTGCAATGGCGAAACGTGGTTATGATGAGACTAAACTACGCAAACGTGCTGCTGGTGGTGAAGCAGCAGATAGAGCAACTTCACTTGAGAATAGACCAACATATGGTGATAAGAGCAAGGAAGCACAAAGATCTAGATATGCTAGAGCACAAAGAGGTGATTTCCGTAATACTGCATCATCAAATCCTGGACTGCACGTTGGACAGCACAAGTCTGATGATCCTAAGGTAAAGGCAAAGCAGGCAGCAAGAGGTGCTCAGAGAGGTGCTTTGACCCCTAATGAGAGAAAGCAACTCAATATGGGAGATGAGACTTTTGATCTATTTGATACTGTTCTTGAGTTCCTCCAAGCAGAAGGATATGCAGAAACTCTGGAAGAAGCAGAGTGGATGATGGCAAACGTGATTGATGAGGAAGCGATTGGTATTATTCTTGGTGAAGCATCATACTCTGCAAAGGCAGCAAGAGCAGGTAAAGATATTGGCAAGCCTGGTAAAGCATTTGCAAAGATTGCAAAGGAAGCAGGTAAGCGTTATGGATCCAAAGAGCGTGGTGAGAAAGTTGCTGGTGCAGTATTAGCAAAACTTCGTAGAGAAGAGATTGAGATTATTGAAGATGCTTTAGATGAAGCAATCTATAGTGAAAAGGGTAAAGCAAAAGCAGCAGAAATGATTGCCAAGCGTTCTACTCCTTCTGGTAGAGCAAAGTCAGGTAAAGGTGCTAATGTTGCTCACATTAGACAAATTCGCGGTTCTGGTAGAGGCGACTTTGATAGAGAGGGTTTGGGTGGAACTCCGATGACTCCAACTATGGCTAAAAATCCAATTAAGAAACAGAACTATGTTGGAACTGGAAACAAAGCAGCAAGAAGAGCAGGATTAACACCAACCAGAGAAAAACCAAATGCTTGGAAAGAAGAGTATGTAGATGAAGCACAACACGCTCGTGAGAACCCTGAGAAGTATGAAAGAGAACAGAGCAAAAAGTCTGCTCCTGTTCGTGGAGAAAAAACTCCTATGCCACCAAGAGGTAATAAGAAGCGTGAAGATTTTGAAAAGTGGTATGCTGCGAATGTTCGCTGATAAATAACCACGGAAGGTTGCTCTAACCCGCTTGACTTTTAGTTGAGCGGGTTTTATAATATCTAAACACGGGGAATTAGCTCAGTTGGTAGAGCGCCTGCTTTGCACGCAGGAGGTTTCATCGGTTCGAGTCCGATATTCTCCACTTCTAAATACTTTAACAAGTCTGTGGAGAGTATTCCTATGACAATAACAATTCCTTCTGAGGCAACAAAAACATTTGAAAAGCTTCTTGGGGCAATGGGGGGAGAAGATTACTCCTATTATCTTTTTGATGTAAAAAATGTAAATGAAAATCCAAAAGCAAAAAAAGTGATGGAAGTTGTGGTATATGTACCACAATCTAAAAGGATAACTGCAGCATCAAATATTCAGGGATCTTTGGATGGCGATGGTGTAATAGCACAGATTCGTGAAAAAGAAACGGAATTGGACGTATATTTAATAGGAGATGAAAAAAAGTATATTAGGGTCCTTGTAAAACCAAATGGATCAAAAGGATCAGGTGGCGGAGCAGAAGCAACTAAAATTCAGGAAGCTGCACAATGTGTTTATGCTGCAATGAGATATTATTGTGGGGATTTGGAACATATTACTAAAGATCATCTTGGTCATGGGTGGAATCATACTGATGCTCCGGGTGTAAAAATTGAAGATATTATGGGACTTCCAAAAGAATGGAAAGATGGGTCTTGGAAGGGAGCTCAAGAAATTTATAAAGAAGTCGGAACTGGAAAACAATACGATTTTGTTAGGGGGGATAATGTAATTGAAGATGCAATTTCAAAAGCATTTGGTAGAGTGAAAAGACAAACTAATCTTTCATCTGAAGATAAGTGGAATCCTGCTGATATTTGGATGGTGGAAAAAGGAAAAAAACAAAAAATAAAACAAGAATTGGACAGTCAGAATACTATTGATGATCTGAACAATACGCTTCTTCAATTCTTTAATAATAAAGAATTGATTGGAATTTCTCTTAAAAAAATTGAAGGTACTGCAAATTTATCAGTAAAAAATAATCTTCCAGCATCACAAAGAAAGGCAAATGAAAAAGCACATTTTGCGAAATATGATTTGACTTATGATAATGGGAGAGCAAAGGATAACAATCCTATGGATGTCTACTTATACTATGGTTCTGGGACATTTGAAAAGTTTCAAGCAAGGAATTTTGGTGGATCTACTAAAGGAGATTGGAAATTAGAATTGAAAGGAAAATCTGCAGCACAAGGAAAAATTCAAGGTGAAGTGGTTATAAATCTTTTAAAAAATGCTGGATTCAATAATATTAGTCAGTTTACTATACCATCTTGGTCAAATTGCAAACCAGGTAAGGGGAATGGTAAAGATGCAATTACTAATGAAATTTACAATCTTTTAAAGAAACATAATGCTGTCGGTTTTGATAAAACTCCAAAGAATGAAATTAATGCTAAAAATGAGATTGCATTACAACCACAATCTTGGAGATATAGTAAACTTGCTGGATTAAGATTTTTGGACTGGTTAAAACATACTTGTTCTGACAAAGACCTGGCGATGAAAGAAATTTACTTATATGCTTCATCTCAATCTGACAAATCATCAGTTTATTATAAGTTGCAATAATCAATAAATAAAAGTATAAGATTAAACAATATGAAGAGTTTCTTTACATTTTTATCAGAGGCAGCACAATCGCAAGCATCTCAGCAGGCTCAAAAACTGGGTCTGAAAGGAGACGGACACGGCGGTTGGTTGGATCGTTCTGGTAAAGTAGTAGCAAGAACTGATAAAGGAAAACTTAAATTCATTGATGGTCGTCAAGCAAAATCACCAGAAGAAACCGCTGCATCACAGAGACAAGCAGCACCTGCTCCAACTGCACAACCTCAAACAGCAGCACCTGCTCCTACACCACAACAACAAGCACCTGGAGCAGCACCTGAAGATCAAGGACAGGAACAAGAACTTCCACCACTGACTGTTGTATTTGGTCGCTTCAATCCACCAACAGTTGGGCACGAAAAACTTCTGAAGTCTGCGAAGAGAATTTCTGCTGGCGGAGATATAAAGATCTATCCTTCTAGATCCCAGGATCCAAAGAAAAATCCATTAGATCCTAATACTAAAGTTAAGTATATGAAGATGATGTTCCCTGAGTTTGAAGAGAACATTGTTAACGATGATGATATGAAGACTATCTTCAATGTTCTTGTAACTGCAAATGAGGAAGGATATAATAACGTAAATATTGTTGTAGGATCTGATCGTCAAGCAGAGTTTGAGAACCTCGCTCAAAAGTATAATGGCGATCTCTACAACTTCGATCAAATTCGTGTTATTTCTGCAGGTGTTCGTGATGCAGATGCAGAAGGTGTAGAAGGAATGTCTGCATCTAAAATGAGAAAGGCAGTAATGGATAATGACTTTGCATCATTCCGCAGAGGAACTCCAAAAACATTAGATGATGGAGATACTCAAACACTCTTTGATGCAGTCCGTCAAGGAATGGGTGTAAAGAAAGTAAAAGTAAAAAAGGAAAGTTATAATCTCTGGGAGATTGCTCCAAAGTGTGATATGAGAAATCTTCGTGAGAATTATGTAAGAGGTAAGATCTTTAGAATTGGAGATAAGGTTGAGAACTTAAATACTGGATTGATTGGTGAAGTAATGCGTAGAGGAACCAATCATTTAATCTGTGTAACTGAAGAAGGTTATATGTTTAAGTCTTGGATTAAGGATGTAATGGAATATACTGAAGTAAAGATGGATAGAATGTATAGAACTCCAGGAAAACCAAATACTCTTTTGGGAACGAAGGGATATTTAAAATACGCTGTTAAACAAACTCCAGGTTCTACTTTAGGAAAAGAAAATCTGCAGAAAGGTGGTCGGTCATTTTTAGAATTAATAAATAAGTATAAGGCAAAGAAAGCAAGTACTTATTAAGATGTCTACTAATCCTCTGAACGATATCTCCAAAGTATATTTGGAGCAGGTTGCTGCTGTTGAAGAAGGTGTAAGACCTACTCCAGTTGATAAACCACTTGATAAAGCAGCGTTCAAAAAGCGTAGAAGAAGTCTTGCTGGAAAAGAGAAAAGTGCAGAGGCAAGATCGAGAGGACATCAAGGTAAAGAATGGTATAACAGTGGAAGAACTTATAGTCCTGATGAAGCAAAGAGAATGCGTTCAAAACTGGATGATGAAGAAAGATCTACAAGACATCGTAGTTCTGTAGACCCTGAGGGTGATGATAGACTCTACTCTGCAGATAAGACGAAGAATCCCAAGAAACTTCGTAAGCAGAAAGCGATGGGAGAACTTGGTGAGTCTTCACATCTTGAGACTGATATGAAGAAGCGTCGTGAAGCAAATGAAAAGGCAATTGAAGATATGAAGAAAACTGCTGCATATAAGAGTATGGCAGCAACAGCAGCGAAGAAGTTTGATGAAGAGTTTGTAGATCCAGAGCACGGCGAAGCTCCAAGTGGAAGAAGTCCTTTACAAAATGTCTCAGATCATCCTAGAGCATCTGTAAGAAAAAGAGCTGTAAGTGGATTTAAAGCTCAGATGGAAAAGGAATATGGTGGGAAGTGGAAATCCAGATCTAGTGATCCTGTCAAAGAAGCACTTGATCCAGTAGGACACGAAGATGCTGATGTTGATAATGATGGTAAGAAGGGCACCAATGCTGATAAGTATCTCTTAAAGCGTAGAAAAGCAATCGGTAAAGCAATCTCAACTCAAGAAGCAAAAGAAGTGAAGAGATGGTGGGATGATGATGGTGATGGGGAAGGATATGAAGAAGGAGAAGTCTCTGGTAAGTTTAAGAAGAAAAAGACAGTAAAAGAAGGATACTCAAACTGGAGAGAAGACCTTGTTGAGGTAATAGGTGCAATTGAAAAGAAAAAGGATGATGGAAAAATTGCTGAAAAGAAAGTAGAGAACAAAATTGTAATTAATCCATCTATTACCGAATCAATAGAAAATCTTGGTGGAACTCTTCTGGAGATGATGGAGATTGATGAAGTAGATTATATTATGGAAAATGTTTATGATGAACTTTTGGATGAGGGGTATGATGAAGATGATATTGAAGAAGCACTTGAATATGCACTAACTGAAGCAACAGTTACTTTTGGGCATGATACACCAACCGGAGAAAAGAAAAAAGGTAATCTTTTAAAAGCAGTTGGAAGACTTGCAAGACAAAAACTATCCAGTAAAGTTCGTGGTGCTAAAACAGCAGCAAAACAAGCAGTAGCAACTGGCGCAAGAAAAGTTGCAAAGGGAGCACTTGGAGTTGCTCGTAAGGTTGAAGGTGGCGATAAAACAGCAAGTCCTGTACATTCCAAGACAAGAACTGCATCAACGTATCGTGGTGCTGGTGCAGGACAGAAAGAAAGAGTAAGTAGTGGTTCTTATACACCACCTACCAAAAAGAAAGCAGAAAAGCCTGCTGATCCTTGGGAGGGTAGTGCTACAACTCCACCAAAAGCAAAACCAAAAGCAGCAACTAAAAAGGCAGCAGCACCAAAAGCAAAAGCACCTGCTGCTACAAAGAGAAAGAGAAAGTCAAAGTTAGATGATCTACTTGCTTCGGTGAGAAGTGAAAGTGTAATTGGAAATAGGGCTAGAAATGCTGTTGCTGATGATAGACTTGATGTGGAGCAAGAAAAAACTAATGCTTCGATGAATAAATTGAGACAGCAGAATAAGAGATTTGATAGAGCACTTGCATCTGATGCTGCAAGAAAAGTTGAGAGAGATGTAAAAAAATCGAGTGCTTATGGACCTCAGCGTCTCAAACCAGGAACAGTAACTGGTCGTCGTATTGAGGATCCAAAATCAACAGGTTCAAAAGCAACTGGTTATCGTATTGAAGAAACTCAACTTGATGAAAAAACCTTAACCGCTGCTGAGACAAAGGAAAAAGAAAGAATTGTAAAGTCTATGAAAGATAAAGCAGCAGACTTTGAGAAGAGATATCCTGGTCGCGGTAAAGAAGTGATGTACGCTACTGCCACTAAAATGGCAAAGAAAATTGCAGAGCAGGCAATGGAACTACAACCAAAGACTCAACCACAACCAAAAGAAAAACCACTTGATACTGCAATTGAAAGACAGAAATATACAAATTTGAAAATGGTGCAACAAAGGCAACAACAACTCCAAAAACAAAAACTTAATCTTCAGAGACAAGGAAAACTTCCTTTAGAAACTGATTGATTCCTAAATAATCCGAATACTCTTTTACGGGGGTCATTATGTCTGCAGTAGTAGTAGTGGTAAAACCACTTCTTATTTCGATTGCGACACATCCAGCGGTTAAAAATCTTGTTGTTGAACTTTTAACAAAGTATGTAAAGTCCACTGATAATAGTATTGATGATGTAGTTCTTGAGTTGGTTAAGGAGAAACTCTTTACGCCACAAGCATGATTACTTGTTTTGTAACTAACTGGGGAGTAACAATTACACTAGGTTTATTATTAACTATATCTGAATGGCTAGCAAAAACAAAAAGATTTGAAGAAAATGGATTATTGGATCTAACAAATAACTTTTTGAGAGTTGTTTTACGTAAAGGAGACAGAAAGTAAAGGTCTCCTTTTTTTATAAATATAATTAGCAAATATTTTTTACGGAAGAAAGAACATGGCACTCTGGGGAAATAATGATGCTAAAGGTTCTGGTGGAACAGTATCTTTAGATTATGTTACTGGCGTTGTAACTGGTTCAGGAACTACTTTTGGTCAAGTGGGTGCTGCTGCAACCGGAGATGTAATTCGTTTTGGCAGCAGAACTGGAACTTTTTATGGCGATGCTGTTATTGTGGGAATTGCAAGCACAACTCAACTTTCTATTGCTTCTACTGTAGGATTGAGTGGTGCTGCTATTTCTGGGGTTCAGTTTGATATTAGCGAACTTCCTAAGTATACAGTTCTTGATAGTTCATTTAGTGCTTCTAATATTACATCTGCAACTTTTGTTTCAATTCCTTATGTGGCAACAGCAACAACAAATGCGGGAATTGGTACAAATATAATTCCTGTTACTGCTGTAACTGGAGCAACAGGACTAGTAGTTGGCGATGCTCTTGTAAATGGTGGTAATAATATTGCGATTAACACTATTGGAGCGACGACAATTTCACTTGCCTCTACAATTAGTGTAGGAATCAGCACTGGGGATACGTTATCATTTAAGAGACTTTCTGATGGTTATGCAAAATCGGTTTATGGTGTAGCTGATGCTGGAATTGATGCTGCTCAAGGAACAAAATTTGCCCTGACTCATGAGGGATGGGTTGGTATTACCACTTATATGGGATGTGAAGGAGAGATGAGAGTTAAAACTGAAGTTCTTGTTGCAATGTCTGGAATTACTACAGGTAACACTCCATTATATGATGCTAATCCACTAAATTGATTGATTTATGATTTTTAATGAATTGAATGAAGATAATTTTCTTTTATTTGCTATTAAACATTATGAAAATCCTCAATCTGTGACAAAAGAGGACTTTGAAAAAGATTTGAATCATTTCAAATATATTAAAAGACTTTTGAAACGATATAAGAATACGGGTGAGTTAAAAACTCATCTTCTTCTTAATCATTTTATTATTCTTTATAATATTTTTGGCGAAGCAACAACTCCTATGTTGTTTTTTAAAATTGAAAAAGATCTTTGGTCTTCTATGAAAAGTTTTATTATATTTTTGGGCAGACTTCCAGAATATCCAAAATCTGCAATTCATGATATTAAAGTGGATGTTAATTGCCTTTCGGAACTTTATAAAATCTACAATGGATCCTAAAAAACTTGACTGGATTATTTCTATCGTTAGAGAAGAAATGATGGCATCTGGCCAGAGCGGATTTACTGGTGCTGCAGATCCGAAAGGTCCTGTTGCTGGATTTGATCCTGTTATGGGATTGAAAAAAAGAAAAGGTCCACAAATTAAACTTCCTCCAGGTTCTCGCAAACGTTGGCAGAAAAAATAAAAATGTTCCAACCATCATCTACAGAAACAAAAATAGCACTTCTTGAAGAGCGTATTAATGTCTATGAGCAGATGATGGAAAGAATTGATACTGCAATTCAAAAGATTGGTGAGACAAGTCAAAATATTAGTCAAATGCTTGCAGTTCATAACGAAAAGATTGAGCAGTGTAATCGAACCGATAACTTGATTGTTAGAATGATTGAAGATATTAAAGAATCTTCAAAGCAGCAGCACGAATCTATTAGTAAAGAGTTAAGTGAAAGAATAGATAATGTTGAGAAAAAGGTAGAGTCTCTATCAAAGTTTAGGTGGATGGTAGCAGGAATAATTTCCTTATGCGTGCTTGTCATACCAATTGCTACAAATTTTATCGCGGATAACTTTGTTCCAAAAGTAGAACAAACAAGAAATAAATAATATTGAATTTGGCACTTGCTGCCATGAAGGCAAAAAAGAAACCGTCCATTTATTCTCTACAAAAAATAACAAATTCCGTTATAAAATGGACAGGAATAATGACCTCTCTTTGCCTTGACAAATCAAGATAGTCTGGTAGACTGGATAAACAGATTAAAATTTGATTATGGATTTTGTTGATGTTAAGTACATCAATTTGATATCTTCTCGCTTTCAGAAGTTCAAGAAGGTAAAAAATAATCTTTACAATTTTCGTTGTCCTTTGTGTGGTGACTCTCAAAAAAATAAAAATAAAGCGAGGGGATATCTATACCAAGTAAAAAATAACACAAATTTCAAATGTCACAATTGCGGTGTTAATGTATCTTTTAATAATTTTCTCAAGCAATTAGATACTACTATTCACAAGCAATATACTTTCGAAAAGTTTAAAGAAGGTCATTCCGGAAGAAACTTTACTGCAGAAGAACCAAAATTTCAATTTAAGACACCAAAGTTTAAACCCAAATTAAATTTACCAAAAGCGTCGGAAAACTCTAAAGCAAAATTATATCTTGAAAAGAGAAAATTAAACCCGGATAAATTCTATTACACTGACAAATTTAAGGAGTGGACCAATTCCATTCAACCAGTATTCGACATTACAGAAAACGATGAACCTAGGATCATTATTCCTTTGTTCTATCAAAATACATTAGTTGGATTCCAAGGAAGAGCACTTGGTCTAAACAAGATTAAATACATTACTATAATGCTTGACGATGATGCCCCAAAAATCTATGGTCTTGATGAAGTCAAAAAAGATCAAACTGTCTATATCACAGAAGGTCCATTCGACTCAAATTTCATATCCAATTCAATTGCTCTTTGTGGTGCAGATGGTGATGTTAGTAAGTGGGGTATTGGCAATTGTGTGTGGATCTATGATAACGAACCACGTAATGCAGAAATCCACCGTCGAATCGAACAATGTATCAATAGGGGAGATAAGGTCGTAATTTGGCCCTCCAATATACAAGAAAAAGACATTAATGAAATGGTACTATCTGGACTGGATGTGCAGTACGTGATAGAATTAAATACTTATTCTGGATTAGAAGCAAAACTTAAATTTACTACCTGGAAGAAAATATGAGCAACGGAACTAAAGTAAAAAAGCGCGATGGTCGAATTGAATCTCTTGACTTAGAGAAGATGCATTTGATGGTTGAAGAGGCGTGTAAGGGTCTTGCAGGGGTCTCTGCGAGTCAAGTTGAGATGACCTCGGGTATTCAATTTTATGACGGAATTACCACAGCAGAGATTCAGGAAATTCTGATTCGTTCTGCTTCGGACTTGATTGATTTGGACCATCCTAATTATCAATATGTTGCTGCTCGCCTTCTTCTTTTTGCGGTTCGTAAGCAACTGTATGGAAAGATGAAAGAACTTCCATCTCTTGAGAATCACATCTATAACTGTGTAAATCAAGAGGTGTATGATAATGATATCTTTAACAAGTATTCTAAAGAAGAGATTGAACGTGCTAATGGTTACATTGATCATGACCGCGACTATCTCTTTACCTACGCAGGTTTACGTCAAGTAGTTGATAAGTACCTCGTACAAGATAGAAGTAGTAGTGGTGTATATGAAACTCCGCAATTTATGTACATGATGATTGCTCTGACTATTTTTTCAGAGTATCCAAAAGAAACCCGTATGTCATATGTCAAGAGGTATTATGACGCAATCTCCAAACACAAAATCAACATCCCAACACCAATCATGGCAGGAGTGCGAACTCCGCTTAGACAATTTGCTAGTTGTGTCCTTGTTGACGTTGATGACACCCTCGATAGTATCTTTAGTAGCGATATGGCTATTGGCAGATACGTTGCACAGAGGGCGGGAATCGGCATCAACGCTGGTAGAATCCGTGGCATCAACAGCAAAATCAGAGGTGGAGAAGTTCAACATACGGGCGTTGTACCATTTCTCAAGAAGTTTGAAGCAACTGTCAGATGTTGCACGCAAAATGGCATACGAGGTGGATCCGCGACAGTCCACTTCCCAATCTGGCACCAAGAAATCGAAGACATCCTAGTTCTGAAAAACAACAAAGGAACTGAAGATAACCGTGTCCGCAAACTGGACTATTCGATTCAAATTAGCAAACTGTTTTATGAAAGGTTTATTCAAGATGGTGAGATTACGCTTTTCTCCCCGCATGATGTACCTGGACTATATGATTCTTTCGGAACAATTGAGTTTGACTCTCTCTACATTGGATATGAAAACAATCCGTCCGTTCCGAAGAAAACTATTAAAGCGCAGGAACTCATTCTTAATCTTCTTAAGGAACGTGCAGAAACAGGTCGTGTCTATATTATGAATATCGATCACTGCAACTCCCACTCTTCCTTTAAGGATAAAGTTAATATGAGCAATCTTTGTCAAGAGATTACTCTTCCAACTGACCCAATTCAGCATATTGACGACAATATGGGTGAGATTGCTCTTTGCATTCTTTCCGCAATTAATGTTGGTAAGGTTAAATCTGACGAAGAACTTGAGGAACTTTGTGACCTTTCAGTTCGTGGTTTGGATGAGTTGATTGACTATCAGAAATACCCCGTAGTGGCGGCAGAAATCGCCACTAAGGCACGTCGTTCTCTTGGAATAGGTTTTATTGGTCTTGCTCACTATTTGGCAAAACTTGGATATAATTATGATTCGCAAGAGGCATGGGATGCTGTTCATGGACTCTCTGAGAGTTTCCAATACTATCTACTAAAAGCATCTAATCAACTCGCTAAAGAGAAGGGATATTGTGAATACTTTGGACGTACTAAGTATGCTGATGGTATTCTTCCAATTGATACTTACAAAAAAGACGTAGACGAAATTTCATCAATTTCTTATCAGCATGACTGGGAATCTCTTAGGGCATCTATCCTGGAATACGGTCTCAGGCACTCAACATTGTCCGCACAAATGCCATCGGAAAGCAGTTCCGTTGTGTCAAACGCAACTAATGGAATCGAACCACCTAGAGATTACTTGTCCGTTAAGAAATCCAAAAAAGGACCACTTAAACAGATTGTTCCTCAATACCACACTCTTAAAAACAATTATACTCTTCTTTGGGATATGGAGTCCAATCGTGGTTATATTAATGTTGTTGCTGTGATGCAAAAATTCTTTGACCAAGCAATTTCTGGAAACTGGTCGTATAATCCAGAAAATTATGCCAATAATGAAGTTCCTACTTCGGTGATGGCAAATGACTTTTTGAACTGTTATCGCTATGGTTGGAAAACAGCATACTATCAAAACACATATGATATTAAAACTGATGAAGTAGTTGAGGAGAAACCTAATCTTCAATCACTCCTTCAAGAACTTTCTGGTGCTGAAGAGGAAGATTGCGAAAGTTGTAAAATTTGACTGGAGTAAATACTATGTGTGTGCTATAATTCAAAGAGATGAAAATTTCAATTTCTAAAAACAATGAATTATAAAAAAATATATAATTCATTGATTGAAAACCGTAAAATAAATTTCTCTGAAGAACTTGGTGAAATGCACCACATAGTTCCAAAGTGTCTGGGTGGGGATGATAATGCAGATAATTTGGTAAAATTAACTTTTAGAGAGCATTTATTGGCACATAGATTATTATCTAAAATTTATCCAAGTCATCCTGGACTAAACTATGCAGTTGTTCTACTTTCCAAAGGTAATTTTGGTAATAGAAAATTGCATCCAAAAGGAATGAAAGGTAAAACCCAATCAAAAAAAGCAAGGGAATTAGTTTCTGAATATATGAAACTGAATAACCCGAATAAAAATAAATCTCCTTGGGACATACCTTCTTCAAATGAGAGTAGTAAAAAAATCTGGAAAAAGGCAGATTATTACTATCAAAAATGGATTGAGATGGGAAAACCAAGTTATTATAAACTTACATCAAATTTAAATGAAAAGTGGAAATCATCTCATCAAAATATGGTAATGAAATTTAAATGTGGATGGATACCAAATGAAGATGTACAATGGACTACCTGGAGGACAAAAAATGCAGTTTAAAATTTCTTCAACAGAAGAACCAACTCAAATTAAAGGTATGACAGTTTTTAATACTGAACAAGTGAATACCAAAAAGCAACCAATGTTTTTTGGTAAACCTCTGGGAGTTCAAAGGTACGATTCATACAAATATCCAGTATTCGATAAACTTACCACCCAACAACTTGGATACTTCTGGAGACCCGAAGAGGTTTCTCTCCAGAAGGACCGTGGAGATTATCAAACACTTCGCCCAGAGCAAAAGCATATCTATACTTCTAACTTGAAGTATCAGATTATGCTTGACTCTATTCAGGGTCGTGGACCTGGCATGGCATTCATTCCCTATTGCTCTCTTCCCGAATTGGAAGCGTGTATGGAAGTGTGGGGATTTATGGAGATGATCCATAGTCGTTCGTATACTTATATCATTAAAAACGTCTATTCGGACCCAACTGAGGTGTTTGATAAGATTGTGACAGATGAGCGTATTCTGGAGCGTGCTAAGAGTGTTACGGAGTCATATGATGACTTCATTCAATCATCCCAGCAATATGGTGTATCCGATACTTGGTTGCACAACCTTGAGGGTGTATCATATGCAAAGGAATCACTCAATGACGTTAAAAGAAAACTCTATAGAGCAATCGCAAACGTTAATATTCTTGAAGGTATTCGCTTCTACGTTAGTTTTGCTTGTAGTTTCGCCTTTGGTGAACTTAAGCTTATGGAAGGATCCGCTAAAATCATTAGTCTCATCGCAAGAGACGAAAACCAACATCTAGCCATTACTCAGAATATTCTGAATAAGTGGAGAGATGGTGATGATCCAGAAATGAAGCAGATTATGAAAGAAGAGGAAGAATGGACGTATGCAATGTTTGATCGTGCTGTAAATGAAGAAAAGCGTTGGGCAGATTATCTGTTCAAGGATGGCAGTATGATCGGACTTAATGACAAGTTGTTACAACAGTATGTTGAATGGATCGCAAACCGTAGACTAAAGGCGATCGGTCTAAAACCTCAATATGATATCTCAGCAAACAACAATCCACTTCCTTGGACTCAGCACTGGATTTCTTCTAAAGGACTTCAAGTAAGTCCACAAGAAACGGAGGTTGAAAGTTATATAGTAGGTGGTATTAAACAGGATGTTGCTGCGAATACATTTGCTGATTTTAAACTTTGACAAATACAACAATCTGAAATATAATATTATATAAATAGTATTAGAGTTCAGTTTGTTAAAATGTATTATGTTTACGAATTAATAGACCCGAGAGTTAATCTTCCTTTCTATGTTGGAAAGGGTAAAGGTAATCGGGTCTATTTTCATTTATCAGAACAATCAAGGGCAAAATCAGACAACTTTAAAAAGTTTGATAAAATTAAAAAAATAAGAAAGGAAGGTTATGAACCTGAAGTCAAAATAGTTAAATATTTTGAGGAAGAAAATGATGCTTATGATTATGAAGAGGAACTAATCAAAAAATATGGAAAAAGAGATATTGATGAAGGTGGAATATTGACGAATATTTGCGAAAGTTCAAGACCACCAAAGTTAAATGGTAGAACTTATCAAGAAATATACGGGGATAAGTGGGAGGAACAAATCCAAAAAAGATTAAAGACAAAAGAAGAAAGAGGAAATTATGGTGGTGTAAGAAAACACACAGAGGAAACTAAAAAGAAAATAAGTGAGAAAGTATCTGGTAAGAATAATCCAAGTTATGGAGTTCCTTGTAGTGAAGAAAGAAAAAGAAAAATAAGTGAAAGAGCAAAAGAGAGATTTGCAAATGGGTTTGTATCTCCATCAGCAAAAACTTGGATGTTAATTTCTCCTCAAGGAGAAGAGTTTATAATAACTGGAAAACTTAAAGAGTTTTGTAAGTTAAAAAATATTTCATATGCGACTATGAGTGCTGCTATTCTGTATGATAGAACTGGACCAAGAAAAAATGGTTGGAGTATCAAAGAACTTATAAATACCTAAAAAGTATTTTTAAAAATGGACGCACAAGAACTTCGCAATCTCCAAGAGGCATATATGGAAGTTGTTATGAATGAAGCAAAAGTTGATGATACTATGAGTGATTGGAAGAAACTTGATGCTCGTGACAAAAGACATACTGATAGATTAAGTCCAAGACAGAGAAGACATTTGGATATGAATGTTCGGTCTGGTGATATGAGTGTAAATCAAAATAGACAACAGGCACATAAACAAAGAAGAGGTAAAAGAAAGCCTGTTGCGAGAAGTATTGGTGGAGGTGGTTCTCACGGAAAGTATTATCAAGCATCAGTAGAGAAGAAAGCAAATAATATGAGTCCTGAAGATATAAAAAAGAAAAAAAGAGAAGATATGATGAGAAGAATGGGAAATGCTGCTGAGAGACGGGGACTTTCTGACCATTATGACCTCTACGACATCATTCTCTCACACCTTCTTGATGAAGGATATGCTGAAACCCCAGAAGCAGCAGAAGCAATTATGGTGAATATGAGTGAAGAGTGGAGAGATAGTATTATTGGTTGATTTTCTTTTATACCTATTATGACTCCAAAAATACTTTCGCAGGATTCCAATTATGATGAATGGTGTGAACAGGAAATTATAAATGCTTATAAAGAAGCAGCAGAATGTGATGAGTTTATGTTTGGAGACTATGACTATTATAAAGAATGGATTGGTATAAGTACCTAAAATATTATAGATAGGGGAGAGTAATCTCCCATTTTTTATGCCCAAAAATCAAATCAATAAAGAAGAACTAAAAGTTCGCATCTTAAAATTAAAAGACAAACTTTATAACGAACATATCAGACCTGAAATGGATATGAAAGGACTCGCTCATAAATATCTTAACGAAGTTCTTGATATTGTTAATGAGTATAGATATTGACTATGAAAATCCTTGGGTTTATAATGGAAATCCTTTCACTAGTTTAGATATTGGTGGTTATTATGGATTTGTATATTTGATAGAAAACAAATTAAATGGCAAAAAATATATTGGTAGAAAATATCTTTGGCAGTTTAGAACTCCAAAGGGCAAGAAGAAAAAAGTAAAATCAGAATCTAATTGGAAAGAATACTATGGGTCTTGTCCAGAACTTAAAGAAGACATTGACAAATTTGGCAGAGAAAATTTTAGTAGAACTATCTTATCATTACATAAAACAAAGGGCAAAACAAACTTTGGGGAGACCAGTCAACTCTTCAAAAACGATGTCCTCACAGAATCCCTTGACAATGGAGAACCAGCATTCTACAATAGCAACATCTTGGGACGGTTTTACCGAAAAGACTATTATGAATGCAACGACTGAAGATATTGTTGCTCATGTTAGATCGTGGTCTCTTGACCGTGCCTCTGATATGAGTGTGGATAAGGAGGATGCCCGTGCTATTCTTGCTGAGTTTTATGAATGGATTGAACCTGAAGATGATGAATTAGAAATTGTCTCTTTGGAACCAGAAAATTAATAAATATATTTTTTTAATAATTGAAAAAAAAATGACTGAACAGCAACAACATCTTGCAAATCTTTTAGAGCAGAGAACTCAATTGGATGCTCAAATTACACAAAATAGGGAACTTTTTTGGAAAGTTCAAGGAGCTATTGAGTACTTAACTCAAATTGGAGTTACTTTACCTGAACCCGAACAAGAAGAAACCCCTGAAGAAGTGGACTCTTGACAAAATCTAAATAAAAACTTATAATGTCTATAACCCACTCAAAAAGTGGGTTTTTCGCTATGAGAAAGTGAGTGAAATTAGAGCCGTGGAAGATGCCCTTCGAGAGTTGGGTGTACCCCTCTTCTATACGGATGTAGAGTTCAATTAATTTTAATGCAAAACATCTTTACTGTAGCCCTTCCCCTTCTGGCATCGGTTACAACCAATGTGGCAACACTGCCTGTATTTCCTCCTTTGACGACGCCTCCAGCGCCGTTTTCTGTTATTAAGGAGTTTGAAGTTACGACAGCGACCAAAGAGGTTGCTCCCGAAAAGCCAAAAGAGAAAAGGCTAATTTGTAAAGGGTGTTCGGAATATGAGCAACTTGCTGTGGATTATTTCCAAGAGCAAGGAATTAAAGACAGAAACGCCCTTGCTACTATCCTGGGCAATATTAAGCAGGAATCTATGTTCGTGCCTAATATCTGCGAAGGTGGTAGTAGGACCAGTTATCATAACTGCGGACGTGGTTATGGTCTGATCCAATGGACATCTGCCGATCGTTATTATGGATTGGGTGATTTTGCTAAGAAGTATGGTGGTTCTCCATCAGAACTTCGCACGCAACTTCGTTATCTAACGACTGAAGTTCAATGGCAACGTATCGAAGACAGGATGAAAACTCCTGGTAAGTCTATTGATCGTTACATGGACTATGCGTATAGTTGGATTGGTTGGGGGCATCATGGTGCTCGCACTTCATATGCTTATGATTATGCTTCCAAACTGATCACGGTAGAGGTTTGATAAAATAGAATATAACAACTGAATAATAAATAATGGGGAGTGCTGCAGACCTCCCCTTTTTTAGTAGAATGAAAACATTTAAAGAGTTTATAATAGAAGCATCTAGAGAAGAAGCTGAAAAGAAAAGACTTGCAAAAGATAATCCCGATGAATGGAGAGTTAGAAATACTGGCGGGGGTAAATGGACTACAAAAAGAAAATCTTCAATACAGGGGCAAGGTGAAAGAAGATCGCAAAATTTAAGAGCAATAAGTAAGAAAGAATTGGAAGATCATGCTAAGAGAAATCTTCATCCAAGTCCTTCAACAACAGCGAATAAGGCATTAAAAATTGAAAGAGAAAGAAAGAAAAAGCAAAGAGAAGAAGCACAAAATAAATCAAGAGAAACTGGAAGACAGCATGATGTAGATCATATACAGGCGCAAGCAAATAGAAAAGGACATTCTGATAGGTGGCATAGAATACATCCAGGAGATGCTTCTGATAATAGAAGAGTTATTCCTCAATCAGATAATCTAACTAAAAATTCAAAAGATACTGGCGGAAAGAAAACTACAAGAGCATCGGTTATCAGAAAAGCACTTATGAGGGCGAGGGGATAATAAATAGAGGAGAGCGGTTGCTACTCCTCTTTTTTATGTTTAATTTTAACTTCGGAAAGAAGAAACCAGATAGGAAGCAGATAATCCTTATAAGCGTCATACTCAGTGGTATCGTAGCAACCCTCTCCCAATGCACAGGAGCGCCCCAGGAGCGCCTCTGGGACCTTCTAGACGAGGTTCAGAGGACTCTGTTCCCTCAGACCATAATCAATGATGTCCTGCTCCAAGACCCTGGCGTAGTGGATAGGAGGGTCAAGAGGGATGTGGATAAAGCAATCAGAGAGTATGAACGCTTGACAAAGGACTCAGAACCACCTAGAGTACCTTTGCCACGGTTGATTGAGAAAGCTCCAGATAAAGCTTTATGTTATACTAAAGAATGCTTAAGTCTTGGTGGAGAAATGAGACTCTGTGCTCCTTGGGTTCCAGATTGTGTAGGAGGTACTGAATTTGATATTGACAAAAGACAAGAGAAGTAGTATTATTTCTAAGTCGTGGTTCAGGTTTTAAGATAGAATCCAGTGGGGCATCTATTGAAAGAACTTGATTTGGTCTCACAAACACACGACACTTGACAATCCAAGCAAGACCTGCTATGATTGTCTCATGAGTTTTGAAGGTCCAAACTTCATGTAAACCTCACCCCTCCCATGCCTCTCATAGAAGCACAAACAGGGAGGTCTCTTATGGGGCAGCAGCATGACGGATCATGCACCATCCTTCTAAGATGTAAGATGGGGGTTCAAATCCCTCCTGCCCTGTTTAATAGATAAATGTTATAAATAATAGTATATTTCCTTTGGACTAATGGATAAACAAAAGTTAATAGATTATATTGAAAGTGGGATGTCAACTACTCAAATATCAAAGTTAGAAAACAAAGGTAAAACGACTATCAGATATTGGTTAGATAAGTATGAATTAAAAACAAAAAATAAATCCTTTAAGGAAGGATATGTAGAAAATCCTATTTTAAGGATAAATGGAAAACCAATTCAATCTTGTGCTAAATGTGGAATTTCTTTAAATGAAGAAACTGGATATTGGAGAGAAAGTAAAAAAATATGGCAGGGAAATTGTAAAAAATGTCACAACAGTTATAATGCCGACAGGTGGAAAAATAGTAAAAAGAAAGCAGTTGAATATAAAGGAGGTAAATGTGAAAAATGCGGATACAATAAATGTATTGATGCTTTAGAATTTCATCATACAGACCCAACACAAAAAGATAAAAATTTTGGGAATATGAAATTAAGAAAATGGGAAGACCAGAAAAAAGAACTTGATAAGTGCATATGTGTATGTGCTAATTGCCACAGAGAAATACACTCAGAACTTAGGCTTGACACCACACAAGAATTGGTGTAATATATAAAAGTGATAGAGGGTAAGTCCCTGTTATATCCTTATGAGGTATATCACACTTACTCCATCTTGCCCTTGTATTCCAACGGTAGAGAAAGTGGACTTAGAATCCATACAGTGTAAGTTCGAATCTTACCAGGGGCACTTGACAATTAAACTAAAATAGTTTATGATTGTCTTATATGCGGGTATAGTTTAGGGGTAAAATGCCATCCTTCCAAGTTGGAGTCACCGGTTCGATTCCGGTTACCCGCTTACCTCTGGTAGTCTATTGGTAAGGACAGGCAGACAATGCACTTGGAAACTAGGTTCGATTCCCAGACAGAGGACACGGGAGCATAGCTCAGCGGTAGCAGCGTCTGCTTTACACGCAGAATGTCGGGGGTTCGAATCCCTCTGCTCCCACTTGATAAATAATTACAAAAAGAGTATAATGGAAAAACTGTTTAAACTCTTAAGTGATGCTCAGTCATCACTTTTTGTTTTATTTCATAAAACTTGGGCATTTCATTGGAATGTAGTTGGAGAAGATTTCACTCAACTCCATCAACTCTTTGGTGGACAGTATGAAACTATGTTTGAGGAGATTGACAGACTCTCTGAACATATGAGATACTTAAATGTAAAACCATTGAGTTCTCTTTCAAGAATGCTTGAGGTTACTCAAATCAAAGAGGCTGCAAGTTCAACTGGAGCAAAAGAAATGCTTCAAGAACTTCTTGAAAACAATGAAAAGTTTTGTGAGTTAATGGCAGAGATTTCGGAAGAATCAGAAGCACAAAAGCAATATGCAACTGCTAATCTGGTTCAAGACTTAATGGAATCTCACGGCAAATTTGTATGGATGCTAAGATCACACCTACAGTGATAAGGATGAAGAACAATGATTTCAATAAGATGCAAAGACTGCAATAAAGAATTAACTGGACACCAAACAAAAACAGTGACGTGTGGATGTCCTAATATGGCAACAATTCGTGGAGATAAAATTTCTGCACTTGACTTATCTCGAATTGTTATGTTAAACTCTTTAAAAGAAAATCAAAACAAAAGTGTGCTTACTTCTCAAGATATTGCTTGGCAGGCAGCACGTCGTC